TTACCAATCTCACGAACTTACGAGAGTACATTGGTCGAAAGTATTTTTGGCAATTTAGAACTCCAAAGGGAAAAAAGCGAAAAGTAAAATCGGAATCAGATTGGAAGAAGTATTATGGGTCTTGTCCAGAACTTAAAGAAGAGATTAAACAATTTGGCCGACAAAATTTTAGTCGAACTATCTTATCATTACATGATACAAAAGGCAAGACAAACTACGAAGAGACCAGACAACTCTTCTGTAACAATGTCCTTACAGAGGGACTTGACGATGGAACACCGAAGTACTACAATAGTAACATCCTCTCCCGATACTTCCGAAAAAATTATTATGAAACTGGATACGACTGATGAGATCGTTGCTCATGTGAGAAATTGGTCAATTGAAAGAATGGATAGTACAAATCATGAAAATGCACAGGCACTATATGAAGAGTTTGCAGAATGGATTGATTTGGATAATGTAGAAGATATAGAAATTATGTCATTAGAACCAAAGGACTGATGAGAAGGGCTCATAGTTAAACGGAGATAACTACTGCCTTCTAAGCAGTTATTCTAGGTTCGATTCCTAGTGAGCCTGTTGACGAATGAGTTAAATATGCTATAATGTGGAGGTCCCACACATTCCTCTTCTATGTCTAAGATGGTTCGTAAGGTTCACAATGCTACTCCGCTTCATATGCCAGCTGATTTTGGCGACAATGAGACCTATGAGGATTATTGTGCTGAAGCAATGATTGCTGCTATTTACATGAAAGGTGAATCCGACGAAGAGATAGTTAAGAATCTTGTTGATCCTGATCCAGATTATGGATGGGATCTTGATATTAATGAAGCTATTCGTATTGTAAAGGAGATGAGAATGCTAGGTAGTTGACTAATAATATAGATATGGTATAATAATTATGGGCATTGGAGAGACCACCACCACTTCCTCTCCATGTAAGACCCGACTTTTTTATGCGCGGGCATAGTTTAGAGGTAAAACTAAAGGTTTCCAACCTTTCGTCGTCGGTTCGATTCCGTCTGCCCGCTTAGGCCACAATAGCACAACGATAGTGCAATCGATTTGTAATCGATAGGTTGTAGGTTTGAATCCTACTTGTGGCACCTTGGGTAAGTGTCCGAGTGGTTAAAGGAGACGGACTGTAAATCCGTTGGCTCTGCCTACGTTGGTTCAAATCCAACCTTGCCCATATTAATCCCCTGTAGCTCAGTTGGTAGAGCATGGAGCTGTTAACTCTATTGTCGCTGGTTCGAGTCCAGCCGGGGGAGTTGGGTTGCTAGCTCAGAGGTAGAGCATTCGGCTTTTAACCGACCGGTCCTGCGTTCGATCCGCAGGCAACCCATATTCTAAATACTAAAATACAAATGGAAGAAACAGTCGTACCAATGAAAATCTTTTTAGACACTGCTGAAGTTGCAGATATTCACAAGTATGTTCCTACAGGATTAGTTGATGGAGTAACAACAAATCCTACTTTAATCAGGAAGAGTGGTAGAGATCCTGAAGATGTATATCAAGAGATTAAGGATCTTGGTATAAGAGATATTAGTATGGAAGTGGTTGGAGACTCTGCTACGATGGTCTCAGAAGGTCGTAGACTCCATGATAAGTTTGGAAGTTGTTGTACTGTTAAGGTTCCTTGTAGTTTAGAAGGATTGTATGCATGTAAGGAACTGTCTAGAGATTTGATTAAAGTTAATGTTACTCTTATCTTTGCACCTTCACAGGCAATTCTTGCAGCAAAAGCAGGTGCTAAGTATGTATCACCATTTGTAGGACGTGTGGATGATAATTCATTTGGTGGTCTATGTCTTGTAAAAGATATTGCTAATGTATATGCAAAGCAGAATTGGAAGGCAACGGAGATCTTAGCTGCTTCTATTAGAGATGTAAGATCTGTTGGTAGAGCATTTGAGTATGGTGCTAATATATGTACTATACCTCCTACAGTTCTTAAGAAGATGTATAATCATGTTCTTACTGATGCAGGATTAGAGCAGTTTGATAAAGATTGGAATGCGGTTAGTACCGGTTTTGGATTTGGTTCTTATAGTGAGATGGAAAAAAATAATCCAGGTAATGAACTTAAAGATGTTTTAAAGAAAGTGCGTGAATGTAATGCTGCATAATAAATAATAGAAAAGTTGAAAGGATTAAGACGGACGTTTAGTCATGATTGTAAGATGTAGAGAATGTAATAGGGAACTGTCTAGTCATCCTGGTAAAACAAAGTGTTGTGGTTGTAGTAATATGACCACTCTCACTGGAGACAGTGTTACTGCTGTTGATTTAACCAAGGTTGTGATGATAGATTCTGGAAACAAGAAGAAAGACAAAAATGTTCTTTCTGATTCAGATATTGCATGGCAAGAACAAAGACGCAAACGCAAAATTCGTAAAATGGATTTTGAGATACGATAAATAATGCGGTTCAATGTTAGGAAATGAAGAAACTTACTTTAGAACAGTTTCATGATAATTGGGATGAGATGATTGGAAAGGTTGAAGAAGGTGAAACTATTCAAATAACCAATGGTGATAGTAGTGCTATAATGGCTCCTATTGAGGATGAGATGTATCGCATTCATACGGAGCACGGTGACGGACCTTAATGTTTGAAAAGAAATATTATTTTTTAGCAGGACTTCCTAGAGCAGGAAATACTGTGTTGTCTTCTATATTAAATCAAAATTCTAGAATACAAGTATCCGCAAATAGTTTTGTTTCTACTATATTTGCTTATATTTTAGACCAAGCAGATAATCTTGCGTATCAGAATTTTCCTGATTCGCAATCGATTATGGATTGTGCATCATCTGTCTTTCAATCTTATTATAAATCATGGAAAGGAAGAACGATTATAGACAGAGGACCTTGGGGAACAGATGGAAACTTAAGAATATTAGAACAATATTGTCCTAATGAATTAAAATTTATATGTCCAGTTAGAGATGTCAATAAGGTACTAGCTTCTTTTATTTTTCAGTATTATAAATCTGGTGTTCTTGATATACAAAATGAAGAGGAAGTTATATATCATTGCGATGGATTAATGACCAGAGCAGATAGTCATATTCTTAAAGGATTGTGGTGTATAAGCAATTTTACTAAGGATGAATATAAAGATAGAGTTTATTTTATGCATTATGATGATTTTTGTGATGATCCACAACAAGAATTAAATAACATTTATAAGTTTTTGGGAATTAGAAAATATAAACATGACTTCAATGATATTCAACAATATGAAGTTAATGGTGTCCGATATAACGATAAAGTTAATAAGTTTCTTGACAATTTACATACAGTAAAGAAGACTATTGAACGATCTACGTATAGAGTTGAGAATATTTTACCAGAATCTGTAATCAAGAAGTATGAGCACCTTACATTTGACCACTTTAGAAACTGTCACTGAATGGTTGACACAGCGATGGGGTGCTCTTATAATTAAGATGTAATCAAGCAAACCAATGACGCTTACTTCAAAGTTTAAGAAAGATCTAAGCACTTTACGTGCAGCAGCTAACCAAGAAATTTTTCTAGATGTTAAAAATCCCAAACTTTATAAGAAAGTTAAACGTTATTATCAAAATGAAGTAGTATTCGATGGAGAAGATCCAGATAGAGATTATAATTTGGTTGTAGAATGCCTCCGACAGGATCTTCAAGAGGTGGCATGAACGTAATTATGGAGCGGTTTCCTTACCGCTATGTTGAATGTGGAACCCTAGACAATGGGTTCCCTGATTTTCGTATTCAAAAAGCAGATAGTTGGACTAAAAGGTATAAAGATATGTATCTTTGTGACAATGGAATGCAATTAACCACTGCTATTGAAGATTTTGAGTATACTAAATGGCTTGACCCAGAAGGAGTTCCCTGTTATGTTGGAGATAAAAAGAGATGACTAAGTACATCTATGAGTCACCTGATAAAGGTAAAACGATTTATCGTAGACCTGTCGGAGAGACTGATTCCACCAAAAGAGAGTTAATTTCTAAGCAAGAAGCGGATGAAATTGAATCTCAAATGGATTTTTTATCCTTGCTGGGATAAATACAATCACCGTTCGGAGAATTAAACAATGGCATACAAAGGAACTGCAGCAAAGTCTGCAACTGGAGCATCAATGTCGAAGTATGATGTTGAAGTAGAAGCAAGACTTAAGGCACTCGAAGCAGCAGTCAAGGAACTGCAGTCTCATGAACATGAAGCACCTGTAGTACCAGCAATTGCACCAGTTGATGAAGCTTTAACCCGTCGTCTTGGAGATCTAGAAATGAATCTCTTTGGTAGAACTAAAGGTTAAGATGAAAACCGCTCTTATTACTGGGATAACAGGTCAAGATGGTTCTTATCTTGCTGAGTTTCTTTTGGAAAAAGGTTACGAAGTTCATGGTATTGTTCGGAGATGTTCTCTGATCAATACTCATAGAGTCGATCATATTTACAACAAAATCAAGTTACATTATGGTGATTTAACGGATGCTACCAATATTATTGGAGTTATTCAGCAAGTTAAACCAGATGAAATCTATAATTTAGGTGCTCAAAGTCATGTAAAAGTGTCCTTTGAGACACCTGAATATACAGGTCAAGTGGATGCCTTAGGAACTTTAAGAGTTCTTGAGGCAGTTCGTCTTTTGGAGATGAAAGATAGTGTTCGTATCTATCAAGCATCTTCTTCTGAGATGTATGGAAAGGTAAGAGAGGTTCCTCAAACTGAAACGACACCATTCCATCCACGATCACCTTATGGTGTTGCTAAAGTCTATGCATATTGGATAATCAAGAATTATAGAGAGGCATATGGATTCCATGCTAGCTCTGGAATACTTTTTAATCATGAATCTCCTAGGAGAGGTGAGACTTTTGTAACAAGAAAGGTCATTCAAGGTCTATCACGTATAGAAAAAGGTGAACAAACCATCCTTTATCTTGGTAATCTGGATGCTAAACGCGATTGGGGTCATGCAAAGGATTATGTGAGAGCAATGTGGTTAATGCTCCAACAGGATGAAGGTGATGACTATGTTATTGCTACTGGTGAACAATATTCTGTAAAGGATTTTGTTAATAAAGCAGCACCACATTTTGGATTTGATTTGGAATGGATGGGTGAAGGTGAAGATCAAATTGCAATGGATAAGAAGACAAAGAAAACAGTTATAGCTGTTGATCCCAAATACTATAGACCTGCTGAGGTGGAGAGTTTATTGGGTAATGCTTTCAAAGCAAAGAAACAATTGAAGTGGGAACCAGAAATAACTTTTGATGAACTCGTTAAGGACATGTGTAAAAATGAACAGTAATTCTAAAATTTTAGTTGCTGGATCCACTGGTATGGTAGGATCTGCAATACTAAAGAATTTGCAATCTAAAGGATATGAGAACATTTACTCTGCTCCTAGATCTCATTTTGATCTAACAAAGCAAGAGGATGTTGAAAGATACTTCCATGCTAATGAACCTGAGTATGTTTTCCTTGCTGCTGCTAAGGTGGGTGGTATTCTAGCAAATAAGAAGTATACTGCAGACTTTATTAGAGATAATCTTCTTATTCAGACAAATATAATTGATGCAGCCTATCGTTATGGTGTTAAGAAACTTTTATTCTTAGGATCATCTTGCATTTATCCAAAGTTTCCTAACATTCCTATCACAGAAGATCAGTTAATGACTGGTCCATTGGAACCTAGTAATGATTCATATGCCATTGCTAAGATTGCTGGTATTAAAATGTGTCAGGCTTATCGTGAGCAGTATGGATTTAATGCTATTTCAGCAATGCCTACTAATCTTTATGGTCCTAATGATAACTTTGACCTAGAGACATCTCATGTGCTTCCTGCATTGATGCGTAAGTGTCATCAAGGTAAAGATAGATTGGATCATGATTTGGGTGGACCTTTTATTCCAAGTATAGTATTATGGGGTGATGGATCACCTAGGAGAGAGTTTCTTCATGTTAATGATCTTGCTGATGCATGTGTATTCTTGATGCAAAATTATGATCAACCAGAGCATA